TTTTTTTAGGACGATACACATAGCCAAACCTCGGGCGATGCGCGTGGTAAAACCACTCTGAAAGCTCCGGCACTGCTATGATCCTCCCTGACTTAAACCATAAATTAAAAGCAATTACTTAAAGGTGGCAGAGCCACTCTGAACACTTGCAAAGATCAAAAGATGGTCAAACCACGCTGACTTACAAATGCATTAAGATTACTAATAACTATTTAAAGTCGACTACGAGCCAATAACTGTGGTCAGTTTACCTGCCCTTCACTGCACTGAGCCCATCCCTAAAAGGGAATGCATGTTCTCATTTACATCCTTTGCAGTGTGCCTTTCAGTGTTCTCGCTGGTTGTTGCAACGTTTCCGTCCAAGCCAAACAACTTAGTGTTGACGTTGCTGAGAGCTGCAGCTTTCATCTGCGCTACTGCTTCCCTAGCACGCACTGCTGTCTTTGCATTAACTTCATAAAAGTCAAAAGCATAGCGTGCCAGACTCCTATCTCTCAAATTGCGCAATAGGCCATACCTAGGCATGTATGGTCCTGTTGAGCACCTCATCTCAATGTACGCTTCAGCTGCGTCAGAGAAATGGTGCATTATTTGTCTTAGTGTGGGCTTTGCATTCTCCACCATTGGTTTCAATGGATATTCAACTTGTTCATCACCATCCATCATAACCCACACTCCATTAACATCAGGTGAGGTGCCATTGTCAATACACCACACCATAAAGCCATTCATAACAATGCTCATTTGAGCATCGTCCAATTCATATTCTTCTTGAACAGCTTGAAACCATGTAGCAAATTGGGCATCAGTCGCCCTTGTATTGAAGAGTTTGGTTTGCTCAGGTTTGTACTCAATCAGATGATCAAGGTTCAAAATCATATTACCTTTAACCATAGGAAGGTTCATTTTCTTTGTTATCTTCTGAAGACGTGGCACGACCTTCCCTTGCGAACCAGCATCCACATCTTTGTCTTTTTCAGCAGAAGTGCTTTCTTTGCCTTTATCTTTGTTGCCTCCATCAGCCTTTTTCCTCTTTTCTGAATCTAAGCCTGCATCCAGGTCCTTCTTTGTTGTATCTGATTGGAGAGACACAGTCTCAAAACACTCACTTTCATGGTTCTCAGTAAGAGCTGCCAAATACTTGTGTAGTTCAGATTGGCTGGCATTTTTGTCGGTGTAGAGTTTCTTGAGAGCTGATTCAGCAATGTAAGGGGTTTTTCCAAGTGCTGCTAGTTCCTTAAATTCATCTTTCTGCACGAGCCATAAGTAGAACTTGCGAATCTCTCTCAGGAGATCCGGATAACCCCATGCTTCTATCATTGATGCACATATTGCCTCTGTACGGTGCATAATCTCTTTGCTCCTATCCCATTCAAGGATGGAAACAATTCTTTCTTCCTCAAGTTTAGGAATGTACAATCCCTCCACTTCTATTGCCTTATGGGACATAAACCACAAATCCTCCCTATTTCTTGTTCGCTCATCAAAATTGTAGTTTAAACCCAGCTCTGCAAATGATGATCCAAGATGATCATATATGTGCATATCTTCCTCGCGCACTGCCAGTATAATATCATCTCCATTGGCAAAGAATACCAATCTGTTTTGAATGTCTTCACATGTCCAACCTAGCTGTATACTGGAGTAATAAACAGCTATCACTACCATCAGAGTGTTGTCCACAACCGTAGAAGGTTGTCCACTGTTGTTCCCTCTGAACTTCTTGAAAATTGTGCCATCAGGTGCGAGAATTGGCGTATACACAATTTCTGCGTACAGATTCTCCAGCATTTCTGTCCCAACCCACCAGTCTTCCATAAAGAACTTCCTGATGTCAAGCACTGCATTGATGAGTAATGGTGTTAATGAACTATCAAACTGAGAGCCGTCAGCATGGCAATACACCCATCCATCTGGCAAAGACCTCATCAATTTATCCCAACCTGCATAAAATTTTGTCATTCCCACAGTCCAAGGACATTTGAGGTGGAGACTATAAAAAAGGTTGTTGAAGTCATCCACGCATGTCTTTGCACCTAACAATGTGTCTATAGGCGCTGCTGTAAAAGTTCTTGTTTTATTTTGTTGCACTTTTTCATTAGGTCTCAGCTCAGCCTTGAGAGACCCATTCCATATTCCTTTCTCACCGTTAAAGAGTCGTTCACTACTGAGAAGAAGTAAGCGCTCTCTGTCAAAAACATCCATCCCTGCCAGATACTCATTTTTCTTTCCTCTGTATTGCGCCCCAACTGCTGCCTTTAGATTGAGAGAGCCAAAGATGTCTTCATGATCTGTTACATACACACACTCATGGAAGCCAAGTTCCATCATCATAACTTTAACTCCACTGACAGCTCTCTCAAAAGAATCAAAATGAACTTCATTGAGCACAACAGGTTTATTATACTTGAAGAAGTCTTTATTGAATGCATCCTTATTGAGCTTGCTTGGTTGGTACTCTCCCATTAGGGGTCTAAAGAATTTCTCTTCCATTGGGTGTGTGTTAAGATACTCCTCAAAGAATCTGCATCGCCCCTTCACAACATGTTTCGTGACCAGTGAACTTTCCATCTTTCCACATGCTCTAAGATTGCCACTGGCTTCACTCAAGACCCACCTCTCTTGTTTGCTCTGTGTTGTGACATCTGTTTCAAACAAATCTGACATTAATTTAGAGATTTTGAACTCTTCCTTTGGTTGTTCGCTTTCCAGTCTCAGTGAACCCCAAACTATCTTATCTGGCTGCCAAAACCAATGCTTGTCCCATGCCAAAGAGTCCACATTGTTCAGATATTGCTTTTCAAAGTTATCAATAAAGGGCACAAAGAAGTTTTTGTCAGACACATTTGATGAGAGACCATGTATTCCAACTATACAACCATCAGTAGTTGATACTAGTGGAAGGCCACAGTCACCTTCTTTTGTTGATACCCAGTGGATCCAAAAAGAGCTCTTTGGTTCAGGCAAGGCCATTGATGATTCTGATATTGTGGCACGCAAACTCTTGTCTTGAAAATTAGTGCCCACTATGCAAACCCTCTCTTCCTTCTTCGGGTGACGGAAAATGCTTTTCCGGGCAAATGGTGGGAAGTCCTTTGGCATTCTTATTAGTATCAAATCTTTTCCTTCCACAAAATGAATACAAATTTTCGTTGTGTTCATTATTGTGAACTCACCATGCCAAGTTTGTACACTCAGGATCCCATTGTTCCTCCGAAAGAGATGCCCGTTGGTGATAATGTAAGAGCCATAACCAACCCCAAACATTGACTCAACATGCCCATCTGATTCATTAGTTAACTTGCACACCAACGTTGAGATGTTGTTGTAATCTCTCAAGCCTTTGTAAACAGACTTTCCTTCAACTTCAACCGCTTCATTAGGCTTTGGAACATCGCTCATCTTAACACGGACAGGTGCTCCAGTCTGTCTCAATTCATCCTCTCTCTCAGGAAAGCCTGCTATGGCATTGCTATTCTGACACAGTAGTGTTGGCCTGTGTGGTGTCAAATCAATTTTAAGTGCTTCTTCTGTGCCCTTGCCTATGAAGTATGCTTGAATTCCAGGGTTGGCACTCACATGTCCCCACTCCAGCTCATCATCAAGCACTTTTTGTTTCCTCATTTCTTGAAACTCTTCCTGCACGATCCGAATATCTGTGCGAGGGGCTTCATCAAGTGTGTGTCCAGTAAGTGGGTCAACAAATCTAATGAAATTGTAATCATCTGGCTCCACTCCATAGATGTGTGTGAAATTGCGGGTTTTCTTACCCATCCCTTTTGTGTGAGTGCTACCTTTGACTCTACCTCTTTTTGTATATGCTTCCCCAAATGTATGTTCCATTGTGTTGTCATCAGCATACACTTCACGCCCAAGCTTTCTGTCACGAGCATCTCTAAACTTCAACTTCTGTATCTGTCTTTTCCTTCCTTGTGTTGTGACAGGTTCATTCAATTTCTTTGAGAGGTATTCCCAGATCAGCCACCCCCCACCAATTAATGTGACAACTCCCACCAATGCATCATTCATAAATCTCTTGCCATCCCATTTTCCTTTAAGATTGAGAAAATTTGCCACTTCACTCTTTCCTTGAAGCCTCACTGTGTGTAAGACTCCTAGACCTTCCAAGTTGTGCAAGTTGTTCAGATCAACTTTTCTGCTATCAAATTCAAGGAGTTGAGCCTTTGCTTGTTGTAGAATGGCTATGTTTTGTGATGTATAATCACGCAAGTATCTTTTTCTGAAACCATCAGCGATTCCAGCTAATGAGAACGAATAACCTGTGACAGCAGATCCAATGGTGTCAAAATGATTCTTCTTAGTCATCTCTTCAGCAAGCAGATGATCTAGTATTGCAACTGTCCTTGGTATTGCTCCTGGATCAGTACTTAAAGTGTAGCTGATCTTGGTTGAGTTCACACTTGAAATTGACCCAAAACCTGCGTCATGTCTGTATTTGTGGACAGTTTGCCATAATGCTTCATACACTTTGTCGCTAACTCCATGAACATAGAAGGGCAATCGAGTTTCACCATCACATTGAACGCGAATACCCATCCTCTCATATTCTTTCACCTTGATCCATTGGCTCACAAATTGGAAGGGTATTGCTAGTTTACAAAGATCCATTTGTGACTCTCTGAGTTTGAAAGATTTCAGTAATTTATGGATTTCTGGATGCATGCTCCCATTGTACTTGATGAAATGCACGGTAAAGAAGGGTGTTAATTCAAAATTCAGTGCTGTCCTTGCTTGCTTCACTGTGCTATTGCCAAGTATATTGGTTGTCACGCTTTGTGTTGTGATTGGTAGACCATAAGCAAAAGACAAAAAGGCAGCTTCTGTAGCAATGAACTCAGGAATTTCTTCCACTCCTTTTTCTGTGTGTCCCACTCTGAGAGCGAACCCTGGTTTGCATCTTCCCACTCTTCCTAACCTCTGAATGCGCTCGCCATAAGTGACAGCTTTCTTATTGTATCGGATACACCGATTATCACTATCCAAGACTGCTACCACCTTCAAACCAAAATCAACTACACAGTCAATATCCAATGTTACTCCATTCTCAATGATATTGGTTGCGACCACAAAATGAGGTTTGCTTTCAGTTCCAGAAGTTGGTATCTCTATATTTCCCATCTGCATCGTCCGGCCATCTACCTTTGAAACTTTGTAGTGGCGTTCAGTCAAAAGTTTGGACAGTGTGTCAACCTCATTGTAACTTGCAACATATACTAACAAATTGTTGCCATGTTGGATCATATCAGCATTTGATCCTGTCCCTTGTGCTTGTACAAAATTCTGGAAAGAAAGATGATCCTCAATTTTCAACTTCACAGGGTGTTGAGTTGTAAACTCGCATTCTCTGCCGGGTGGAGTCGCTGACACTTTTAAAAGCTTTCCCGCAAAGCTAAACTCTTTTAGAGCACAATTGAAAGCTATAGTTGAGCTATCTAAAACATGACACTCATCTATTATTATGAAATCAAAATCTGCAAGTTGAGTGGGATTATTAACATAGTAATGAAATGCGAAGCCACTTGTCATTACTGTGATGTTGCTAGAACCGAAAACACTCATACCCCTCATACGCAAGGTAACTTGCTGATAGAAGGGATCCTTCGACAGCTGCTTACTCACATTTTCAGCAAGGGGTCTTGTTGGTTCCAATAGAAGAACTCTTCCTTTCTTTGACAAATGATGAGGGAGACCTGTTGACTTGCCAGAACCAACTGCGCCACGTATTAAGAACTCAGAATGAACTGACGTGGCAATCTGACTGGCAGTTAGTGCTGCAGTCTCTCTAGTAAACTCCAAGAATTCTCCAGATGATCTGTAGTGTGGAACCACCCTGTTCTGTTGTAATTGTTTATTCCACCAATCCTCAAATTTGACATCAAAGCTTGTGCTTGTGGATGGTTTGCTTGTCTCAAGATCAAAATCAACTGTGAGTTTCTTGTCATCCTCTAGATTATTAATCTCATCAAGGCTCTGCAATCTAACATCTTCACCAACTGTGGAAAAAGCCATCTTAATTTTGCTAAGAATGCGAAACACAGCATCGCTTCGCTCCGCATCTATACACATAGTGGCGAGAGCTAAAATTGCAATTATTTTCTCAAACTGAAGTTGGACTGCTGTTTTTGCTTGAAGATTCACTATGCATTCTTCAGCTGGATCGATCATTGTCTCCATTGTTGCAATGAGATCTGGCCGAAAGTTTCTGAGATGATCCCTGAATTCTTCAAGAGTTGGAACCTTTCCATTGCGATGCATTTGCAGGCAATAAATATTCATCACAGTTCTTTCCTCTTCCTCCATCTTGTACCTGTGTGTAAGAGCTTTCTCTTTCTGCACTGATGCAATCATGTTACGTACTGTACTTACCATTTGCAGTAACAATGAAAAGATTATGCAAATATTTACAAGATATAGAATATCACCATAGCAACGCTGAAAGAAGCCTAGTAGTATATTTACACACCTTTTGCAGAATGAGGTGACAAACTTTTCACTTTGTCGTGATGCACACTCGCGCACACTTCTGAGGTATGTGGTCGCTTTTGAAAAACACGCATTCACAAAGATGCCTGGCGATCCTGTTTTTCCTTCTGCAGCTTTCTTTGTCAAACATGCCTCCATAGAAGGTGAGAACTTTTTCAATTGCCAAGTTGCAGAGGATTTTTCCCGCCAGTTTAAATCGCGCCACTCCTGTTTTAAGCGCCCAAGAAAGATTTTTTCTCTCTCCATGTACAGTTGGCTGCTTAAGTCCAAATAGCCATTATCACGAAGTGATGCATTTGAGCTATTATTTTCATAGCAAACTGTCAGAAGATCTTTTGCTGGCGCATATGCTAGAGACCTGTGCTTGCAATTATTCATGATTTCAATCAGGTGGGCTGCTGAATCATTTATTGTTTGCATCTGTTGTATCAGCAGTTCTGAAACTACCACCTTCCTTGTTAGTTGTTCAAGAGTGATGAAAATCTTTGCTACCTCTTGGTCTCTGTCAATCCACATCTTAATGCCTTCCTCCAGGTGTCTCATCCTGTACATGTGCACTAAAATTGTTGGTGATATCATACCTAACAATGCAATGTATGGATCCTGATTCAATAGAGACAACATAACTTTGGGTTTAAAGATTCCCTTAATTAAAGCTGTCTCACACCGCATTCTAGTAACTCCATCACCTCCAACTCTGTAAAACTTCATTTCACCTTGCAGATCATCTGACGCAAATTGTATGAGTTGGTTAATTGTGCCTGCTTTAAGAACATGATATCCTACTGTCAAGGAACCAAAAGAGTCAATTACATGCATTGTTTGGCTTGCATGGTCTACTAGAATTCTCGGGAGTTCAGCATTTCTTGTTTCTGGATGGAAAATTGTGAGTATATACACTGCAGTTGCTAAATCCATCATTGTTGGCCATTGTCCCAGCATAGGTATGATGGTGTCTCGCACCATTTTTGTGAAATCCTTTGCTTCCTCTTCATTAACATTGACAAGCATAGCTAAGAATATGTTAAGGTAACAATATCCCTCTTTTGCTATGTACATCACATCAGCGTCAGCAGCTGGTAAATCAATGTACTTTGGCTCCCCTGAGTTACCGACTACAAGATGCCTTTTTGTGGGGCTTCTTAGTTCAGAATACAAGGGCTTCCCATCATCTTGCGTAACACAGCAGCAAGTGTACACGTAGTTGTTGTCTTGTTTCGACGTGCATGCCAGTGTTAGAGGTTCCCTCTTGATACTTTTGCCTTGTAGAGCAACACGTGCTCTATTGAGGTTCATAGGCACTATAAGTGACCCAATTGCAAGTTCACGTTGCCCATTCGGATTTTTCCGAACAATGTACTTCGCGTAACCTTCAGATGGCACAACCTCATCAAAGAAGTTTGAAAAGAAACGCTTTGAATGCCTCCCTCTTTCACCCCAAATAAAATTGCCATTCTTATCAAGTTGGTTGTCACAAAGCAGACTTGGGTTTAGGAGTGCCTTGGCCGATCTTTTGTTCCGGAAAGCAATCAATGAGTTTTCATTAGCTAGAGACAAATGTTTCTTCCACCATTGGGTCATCTCTAGCAACTGCTTCAAAGCTTTGTCTAGTTCAACTTGCGTGACTGATGAACCCTTCATAAGAGCTTTGTTGATATCTTGAATTTGCAGCATTGGTGTGCTTGTGTGGTTCTGTGTGAGCCGTACAATTTCCATTGACAGTTCCATGTTCAAATTTTCGCTTGCTGCTCTCTTGACAAATTTTTCAATCAACTTGTAGTCAAGAACCATCATCTTCTTTTCCCACACCTCTCTGTGACAACTCATATGTGCTAGTACGAATTCCTTGTACTCCTCCCAGCTCATATCCGTAAGTTTCTGCCTGCATTTGAGACATGACAATTTCTTAACAGGGAATATTGCTTGACTGATCGTTGCTGCAAGTTCTCCACATTGTTCATTGTTGATGTCAACAGAGCAAACATGATCATCAGCATGAGGAACCAGCTCATCGAACGAAGTTTTCCATCCCTTGAAAAATTGCAGCTCATTCTGATGAGAGTAATGATGAACTTCTTCAATGTTCTCTACTGTTTCAAGTGCATTAACAAGTTTTCCATCCATGCGACCACGAACTACGAAATGTGGTAGTCGTGTGCTTACACATGTTATCAGACTTCTTTCATCAAAACAGAAGCCACTACATCCACTGACCATGTCCTTGTCAGTAATGCTCCTGTATTTGGCAAATGTGCATAAAGACATGAGGTCTCTCTGGACTTTGTTGTAGTCCAATTCGCAGAACTTGTAGACGCCACGCTCATGTGGTAGCATGACCTTCGGAATTAGATTATCTCTAACTCGAACATATTGGGCCCTCAGATGGTACCGGCCCTTTCCGATAAACTCAACCTGAAGGTTGGATTTTCCAGCTAATGCCAGGATCTGCTGAGTAAGTTCGTCAGCAGTCATATGCATTTTGTTTTTCCTGGGCGTACCACACGCCTTTTTAACACTGCGCTTCCAAAATGATGATTTGAAGCTTTCTTGTGTTCCTCGTTGAGTTGTGTTCTCAACCTTAACAACCCCTGCACTGGCTTCACGGGTATATTCTCCCCTCAAGAATGCCTCGTGATCTTGCTTCAGAGCTGCGACCACTTCAGCACGTAGAAGTGCTTTCTCTTCAGTTGTGCGCTTTATAATGATTCTTTGCGCTCTCTTTTCAACTGTGCCATATTCAGCGCACAGAAGTCGGGTTTGCAGTTTGGCATCCCCACTCAATGCTGCATCCATCTTTCGCATTGCAGCTTCATATTCAGAAATTTGTGCCTTTGAAGAATCATTTATAATTCTTACAGCTTTTCTAATAGATGGCTCAGTAGTCGCCATCTGCTCAGCTTTGACCGAGAGAGATCGATCATTGTAGCAAACCATTTCCTTTCCTGTAATCCCAGCATTACAGGTGTTTCCTAGTTGGACACAGAACGATCCAATCATCATTGTTGCCATTGAGATTGTTAGAGAATTTTGTGTTGAATTGAGTGAAATTTCTGAAGGAGAGAGAAAAGTGAGAGTAATTTTGTTTGAGTTTGAGTATTCTGAGAAATTGAAGATTTGAGAATGTTTGTTTGCGTTTGTTGTATTGTTTTGTTGAGTTGAGTTGTGCACTCCCCTGAAA